GGATTGCCCATCCCAGTTCCCTATTTCATTCATCAGCCGACTGTTTACGGCTCGCCCGATCGCCTTGCCCAAATCATTTCGTCTTGCATGATTCGAGGCGCGACCGTCTACCCACGTTGCCGTGTGTCACCAACTGCCGTGCGACGGGCTTAGGTCGTGCTACTAGCCGATTGTTTAGAGTCTTGGGTTGCTTAACGTGTAGAGGATATATTCCATGTCGCTGGGCTTCCATACAGCTGCATGACAACCTGCGAGTTCACATGCGTTCAACCAAATCTTTTGACCAGGTGTAGTACGACCCTTTTCAGCTTTCAATTCAATGACCAAAGGCCGTCCGCCTTGGAATGGATGCACCATGAACAAATCAGGAAAACCAGCATCGCCTTGAACATTGGTCATCCAGCGTCCCCGACTGTTTTGTGCCGGCAAATCATGGTGAACTAACCATCCGTAGCGTTTCGCAACATTGATAATTAGATCTTTGAAGTCGGCTTCGCTGATCTTTGGGTCAATCTTCATTACATTGACTCAGTCCAAATTTTGTCTGCAAGATGATTGATGGCCCAGCGGACTTTTTGTTTTGCTTCGGTCTGCTCATCGTTAAACGAGTCGTAGATTGCTTGTAGTTTTTCTACCGCGCTAATCATTTCTAAGATTGTCATTTTGTGCCTTTCATAGTGACCAGCAAAGTCAGCATTATGCCAATACAAATGCCGATGATGTTAAACACGACGTATGTCATGGTTTCAGTGCGTCAATAATTTGTTTGGCTTCTGGGATCGTCAAAGTCTCCACGTCTTTGCCTTCATTTTTTAGTTCTATGCCAATGAAGTGCATTAACGATTCGGGGTCAAGGCCGCGCTGTTTGCCAAGCGCTCGAATGTATCCACGTTGCTTATCGGTAGCCAAAGCACCCGGCAGATAGTTATTGGATGAAGCCCCGGACGAAGCTGGAGACGCGTGACCTGCGTTGGGATTGGACTCCGCCCGGGACACCTTTGCCATCTCCTCACGGGATGGTCTTTTGCCGTGTGTGGCATATCCACAATTAGCGAGTGCGCGACCAATCGCGCTGGTTTCACAATTCTCGACAAATGATGTTGCGTTCACGCCACGGTCAGATCGAATTTCGTGCGCGTAACCTGTTGCTGTTGGGACTGTTTCGGTGTTCTTAAAATAGATTTCGGCGCGGAATATGCAGCTGTCGCCGTCGTAGGACATCATCACGGTTTCCACTCGAGCGCCGGGGCCGTGTTCAGCCCAAAAGCGAACTAGGCGATCTTCTACGGTTTCGTAGTCAGTCAAGTTAAATGCCATTACGCGACCGTCCAGACGATTGCAAGTGTGCCTGTATCAGTTTTGCGACGTTCATTGGAATCTTTTACCAAACCCATCTCTTGAAGTTCCTGCCGGCGCTTCGCAGCGCTCGAACGAAGTATCCCGCAATGCTCACCCAGCTCGTAATCTGTCGCGCTTTTCAAATCATGCAATGCAAGCAGTACTTTGTCGCGCTGTGATGGTCCACGCTTTGATGCGCTTCGAGCTGCTTTTCTTGCTGTGTCAAAGTCGGTTGCGCGATGTAGTTTTTCGGCTGGTTTGATTTCGTTAACGGATACATGCCAACCGCCGAGGCCGATTGATGTTGTAAAGAGTTCGTCTTGCATGTCGGGATTCTTTCTTTTAGTCGGGTTTAACTTGTCCACCAAGTTCTTCTATTGCCAAAGTAACACATTCCGCGTAGTCGTCCATGCCACTAAGTTGGAAATCAATAAGCATGTTCCGTAAACCGCGCACAAGGTGATCGTCACGATGTTTACGTGGCACATGATTCGGTCGCGCAATTTCATCTAGCAAGTTAAACACAGTCATTTGGTGTTTCATCATCGGGTTGCTGTCCATAATCATTTGTCGGGTTTCCTCGCTTAATTCGCCTTGATTCCATGCAACGCCTTCGCTCATTTTGTGCTCCATGGATTCCATCCGGATCGGTTCCAGATCACTAGGCCTGCACGTAAATTAGTTTCAGGGTCTAACAAGGATTTGCAACTTGTGACGATGCCGTTGGTTTGAAGATAGGAGTTTTTGCCTCGGCACCAAAAGCCATTAATCTGTAGCAGGCCGTAGGAGCCACCCATAGGATCGGTGCGGTTCCATGCTGATGGGTTGGCGTGGGATTCGCGTTCGATGATCTTTGCCAGTTGGTTGTATTCGCCAACAGGCCAACCGAGGTTTATTGCCAGCTGCGTGAACTGGACAGCCGGCGTGGCATATGGATCAATGACCATGATCGGCTCGGTGGTCGTCGTGGTCGGTTCAATGAGGTATGGCTGAACGCTGATAGGTGCTTTAGGCATAATGCCAGAAGCCTCTGATTGGGCATTTGGAGCCCCTAGGAGCGACGCAAATCCCCAAATAGCAGTAATGAAGCCTGCGATGAGTTTGGGTGCGGTTAGTTGCATATTGAATATCCTTTCGTCGGGTACATCGACCCTAGACAGCCTGGTCGGCTATTGCAAGGATTTCGTTTTTTTCCAAGCCTGTACTGCGTCTGGGATGACATCAGCATTGAAAACGTTCACATGCCATGGCTCGCTGTCAAGTTCCCAGCTGAACCCGTATTCGAGTGCGGTCTCTGCCATGAACGCAAATCGCTCGCCTGATGCCTCGGACACGTCAACCGAAATTCCCCAATTGTGGTGTGATGATCCGGGTTGCGCGATGGGTGCTTTGCCGGGTTTCAGATACCAATTTTGACCCTTATAGACGCGAGGCTTAACCCCTGCGATGGGTGCGGTGGTCATGCGATCGTTCCACGCAATGGTCTGGGTGGCAAGTGATCTATAGCAGTCGTTGGCGCTGGTTGGCTTGAATGTTTTGATGCCTTCGGCAAATGCTCGATCGCGCCAAGCCATCCAACAGTCCGCAGCTGCATACAACAATTTTCCGTAAGGCTTTACCTCGACAAGCATGTTGTTTGGTAGTTCGCCTGCCTGACAATGCGCGACGATGCGCGGCAAAATGACTTTACGCTTGTGGGGTACTGTCACGCCCGAAACCTTTATCATTCGGATTTACCCAGCGCATCAGCGGTGGAATGATGCCGGCAACAGCGCCTTTGACATAGTTCATTGGTTCCATGGTGCCAGTCGAATAGACCGCTACGAGTGCGCCAACAGCTGAACGTGCGTAACTGGCGAGCATTGCTTTGTCTTTGTCTTTCATTTGTGGCCTTCCATGTGTGAATCGATTTTTTGTTCTATTCGACCCAAGGCTGTGTGTACTTGCCCGTGGTCTTTTTTGTTGTCGCTGCCGATTTTGCCAATGAGCGCCACCAATACAAGGAAGCCACCACTGACAAGAGCCACCACAATTTGAGTGTCCACTTGATCACGAAAACAGTGCAGCAATTTCTTCGGCGGTTAACCCAAGTTTTGCAAGAGTTTCGGCTTTTAATTTTGCACGAATGGCATCAATTTTGGCTTGTTCTTTACCGTCAGCATAATGAGCGTCTAAAGCTGCTTTTTCGTCAGGATTTGCTTCTTTAATTTCGTTATCTATTTGAATTAAATAAGTCATAATTTTCCTAACTGTTGGAGTATCCAAATACTCGAATTGTTCCACCTGTGAGCGTTGCACCTGAAATTGCTGCAATTGTAAAGCCTGTATAACTGGTGGCTAGTTGGTGTTGGCCGCCAATAACACCTGACGACAAATAACCGTTAAATGTTCCAGACCAATTTGTGTAAGCGGCGGCAAACGGATTGAAAATGTTCATTGCAATGTTTCCTGCTTTGTTAGCGTCAGTTATACCTATATAGGCGCTTGCAGCATTGCTTCTGTTGAGGTCGGTTACTGCTCCGGTGCTCGTTAAACCGTAAACCGCGTTTGAATAATATGATGCGGTGGATCCTGTCATGATAAATGTGATCGCTTGATCGTTTGCGGACCAAGTGCAGTTTGACATGGTTATCAAATAATTGTCGTATGTTGCACTGAAAGCGCTTGAAACGGCTACAGATGAAACGCCTGTTCCAATTGCTTGAGATATTACAAGCGTTAATGCGCCAGACGTGTTTGTTACCCATGCTGAACCGTTGTAATACTGTGTGGCGTTAGTTGCTTCAATAAAGCAGTATTGACCTTGAGCGAGAGCTTTGTTTGATCCACCGAAAGCTGCGTCACGGGTTGTCGTCGTGGCGAAAACTGGTATTCCGGTATTAATTTGATTTTGTTGTGCAGCGGTCAAGACCTGTGACGCGGTGAATGTTGGAACTGCGGTTTGTGCGTTTGCTCCCATAAGTGCTCCTTATCCTAGGACATTGGTTGAGTCGAGTGTGCCATATACAGGATCATTCAAGATGAGCTGATAGACGATGGTTGTTGGGCTTGTGTAATAGGTGACTGCGTGGCCTGTTGAGAAATTGATGTTGTGGGCAATGCCTTCAACGGCGCTGGATTGGCTCATTTGGTAGTTTGTGGATGGCCCAGTTTTAATGTTTTTTTGGATGGTAATTACTTGTCCAATATCGACGCTCACCGCCGAGTCTTTTAGTGAGTTGGTTGGCATCATCGGTAAGGTCGTATCTAGTTCGTTAAATCGCGCTGTCGGGTTTCCGACTACCAGATAATTGGCAAGTGTTAAAGCTGCCGAGTCGGCGTGTAAAAGGCTGTCGGTAATTGATTGGGATTGGATCAGGTATTTTGCTTGGCTCGCTGTGTTATTTGCGACCTGTGGGCTTGAAGATCCTGCGATGGTGACGCTTGCACGGTTACACACCTGATCACCTTGAAATGAAATACTAACCCCGTTATATGGTGCAGTGCCTGCGGCGCCATCATCATGGAAATCAATCACTGATGTGCCGAGAGTGTTGCCGATCCTGTTTTGAAATGTGAACACGCCTTTGCCGGAGGAGTTGCCTCGACTAATGAAAATGCGTCCTTGTTCGGCTTGATTGATTTTGTTGGCATATGCGGCAACCGATGTGCCGTTCGCAACCGTGTATGCAGCTGAACCGCCAAGGGTCACGGTGCCAGTAGCAATGTTGCGTGTCGTTGCCGGATAGGCGACTTCGGTTTTGTCCAACAAATTTGATACTCGAGTGCCTGATATTTCTTCTGACGGGTTCCATGCAGAAAGTTGGGTCTGGGCAAGAATATAGAAATCGTCTGCGCATGACACGTTTACGGTGTCAATGCCTCCGAGGTTAAACGTGTAGTCATAGTTAACGATGTACCCGCAGAAAAGATATTGCAAAGTGTTTGTGCTGTCATATCGTCCGAACCGCACTTTGCGCAATGGTGCAAGACCAGGCTGATTGTTGGTCGGATCATAGTAAGGCGATGATGTATCAAACGGGTTGAAAATCATTGACGTGTATTTACTATCGGTTAGCACGAAGCCCATGTGCCCATGGGTGAATTGGTCGCCGATATCTTTGCGACCGCGCATAATGTCAACGCTCAACACGCCAGCGGTAATGTCCGCATAAGTAACGCCCGGGCCGAGTGTGTAAGTCGTATTATTTAATACGCCTTTTGTGGTGTCGTTTAACGTGAACGATCCCCAGTCGTAACCCGTGTCTACTTCGAGGACATAGTTACCGGACGCGACGACAGCTGTGCCGGGCATCAGGCATACCCAGTGACCGCAATAGACGCTGCGCCTTGTTGACGGTTGAATGCTCGAAGCGCGTTAACGACTGCTTGACCGATTTCGGCTGATGTGGAGAAACCGCCGTTTACGTTGACGGTGACGTTGCCCATGCCACCACCGCGACCGAGTGGAACGACGGCTTCTGGGCCTGATTCGCCGATAAGCGCCAATGTTGGGCTATCCACGATGCCACCGTTTGCAAGCATCGGAATATCTGGCACATCAAATCCGTTGCCACCGATACCCGGCACCCATGACGGGATGCTGAAATGAAGTTTGCCGATGGTGTTATTCCACAGTTTTGCGATGGTGTTGAAAATTGTTTTGTAGACGCTTAAGACTGCCTCGACATAATTGGTTATGAATCCGACGCTGGTTGTGACCGCGGTTTTGATGAAACTGAACACGGTGTCCACGATCATGCGAACAGACTCAAATTTTGTGTACAGCAATGCGAGAACGGCGATGAATGCGATGATGCCAAGGATGACCAGTGTGATCGGGTTGGCGTCAAGTAGCGCGTTCCAGATTGCCGTCAGACCGTTTGTAATGGCTTGTGTTGCGTTGTAAATCTTGAGTGCAGCATTGACAGCCAAAACCGCTACGGCGATGCCTCCGATGACTCCACCGATAATGAGAAATGCGGTCGTGTGTTCTTGTGCCCATTTACCAAACGCCAACAGGATCGGCATCATCTTTTCGAGTGCTGGGATTAGGGCTGCGCCGATGTTTTCTTTGGCTTCCGAAATCGCTATTCCGAAACGTTTCATCTGGCCTTCGGCTGTGCCGGCAGCGGTGGCGGTTGCTCCGCCGAATGTTCCGCCAAGCACGTCCATGATTGTGTTCAGATCCGCGCCGTCTTTGATGAGTCCAGCCATCTCTGGGGATAGCGCTTTTAGACCTTTGTAGTTCCCTGCGTATGCCTTGGAAAGCGCATCTGCAACGTCACCTAGTGGTTTGCCGGTCGCTGTGGCTATGTCTTGGGCAAGGGATAAACCCTCTTGTGCTTGTTTAAGGTCTTTGGTACCTCGAGCAAGTGATGCAAGCGCTGGACGAAGTTCATCGTCAGCTGTGCCGGATGCAAGCGACATTTTACTGATGAAATCCTCGGTCGCTTTAACTTGTGCATCTGTGGCAGACGTTGAGATTGTGAGCGTTCGGGCTAGTTCTGCCTGCGCGGCTTCATCTTCCATTGCGCCTTTAGTGCAATCAAATATGGCAGCACCTAATCCTGCAACAGCAAGCGCGGCAGGGACGGCAGCCTTTTTGATAGCGAACTGGGCTTTCTCGCCACTGGTTTTCAGCGACTCAAATTCTTTGACGGCTTTATCTAATCCTTTGCCGTCGTAGTCGGTGATAATCGGTATGCGGATACTCATGGTGTCACCATATTACGGTTTACTTGCTCCATGACGGTTTCAATTAGTGCGACCATGTTCTGCTCAATGTCCCCGGAATGCGCAACATAGGCAGGCCACATGATGCGCGACGGTGGGCCGAAACGTGTCATCTGTGCCACAAAATTTGATCCTCGAGTGCCTTTGCCTCCAGCCTTACCAGCCATGTCAATAATCGAAGCTGCCGGATCAGTCTGTGTGATGACGATCGTTCCCTGATTTTTTTTGCTGGTATCGACTTTGACTTTGACACCGCGCTGGGCTTTTAATTGATCGTAAGGAAATTTCACTTTGCCTTTAGGTGCCCACTGGTATTTCATGCCCGACAAAAACTGCATCGGATATCGACCTTTTGCGTCATCTACGGCAGGCGCAGCAACTTCTTTAGCGTCTTTGTTTAATTGTTTGCGATACAAAGGGTCGACGTTGCGTAATTCTTTAATGGCTTCTTTAACGCCATACACTTCTACGCCTGCTGTCGCCGTCATGTTATTTGCCTTTGTTTTGCTTATTTAACACACTAATGACGGTCTGTAGATCGCGCGTGTCAAACGGAATGTCTGGGGGCCACCAACCGGTGCTTACCAATAGCTGGGCTAGTTGGTTTCGGTAGGTGCCCCTTCCGTAGGGTTTGGGTTTGTTTGATCCTTCATGTCAATCTCGACATCGGGATGTTGCTCGAGCCATTGCTGCCATGTTGCCGGCACCTGGTCGCCTGCAAGTTTGCAAAGCATCCACGCCCAGCAAGCCATGTCACCAACGCCGATGCCTTTGCCGTCTGTGACTTTGCGGTTTTCGGTGCGTTCCCATTCAGCGATGACAAACAGGTTGGTGTTCATTTCGCGTACACCGCGACCGTCTTTTAGATCGATGGCGAGTTTAAGTTTCATTTATTGCCTTTCGTGTCGGGCCGAAGTTGGCCTTAAATCAGACTATTGCGACGCTGTATGTTCCACCTTGGAACGTCAGATCAATCGTGTCAAGTTCGCCGAGTGACGCATTGACGATTGGCAACGATTCCAGATATGCGCCAGTGATGGTGAAGATTGGGTTGGTTGCTGATGTTGCAGCCGACGTTGGTTTGATCGTGATGTTGGTGGAGGTTCCGACCAAGCCAGAAAGTGTTGCGTAGGTTTCGGTTGTTGCAAACGAGTTGTACATCGTGAGGGTGACTTCGTTTGCTTGGAGACCGCCAACATAGACGCGAGCAACACCGCCGAATGCAGTCGATTCTAACGCTTCCACCGTTTTGGTAAGGGTGGCTGCGGTGCATTGGTCGGTTAGGTCAACAGCGTTGATCGTCACGAGCGGATTAGAAAGGTAAGTGCTGGTTGCCATATGGGTTACTCCTTAGGTGCTTCTGGTTTTACTTTATGCGCTTTTGCTTCGCTCGCGGTGGATATGAAACCTCCTTCGAGCAATGCGTCCACGTTAATTCCTTCGACTGGAATGAACTCCTCGCCGACGGTGCCGATCTTGTCTGATTCAATTACATATTTGGTCATGATGTTTGCGCCTGTAGTGAGATGGATAATTCGTATGCCGGATACATTGCGCCACCGATCTCAAGTGAAATCGGGTGGCCTTCCGTTACTGCGACATTAGCCCCGAGTAGTAAAGCTGCGGTGGAGAGTAGTGAGCGGAGCGCGTCAAGGTTTGATGGCCCAAGGGAAATGAGTTGAACTGGGAACACCATTTTGACGATGTTTGCATTCCACGCTGTAAACGACGGAGCGCCGAGTAAAGCCGCGTTGGTTCCGGGCAGGATGTTCCGTGGATCTGTAACCACAGAGAGCCCCGTAACAGCGTTCAAGGTCGTTGAGAGATCGTCTATGGCCTCATTGAAAAGGTCGGTATAGGCGGCGACGGTCATGCGATTTGCGGACGGTCAAGGCCACACAGTTGCTTAATGATCGGCGATAAGCCAGTGACCGGTGCGGTTCCCATTTCGTTGAATGACGCGAACACGTCTATGGCTCCGCGTTGACGGTAAAGCATTCCGCCGTACTGGATTGTGCCAAGTTTTACTGCATCGCTAGGTGCGGTCGTAAGACTGTCAAACCATCCGGACTCTTGACGGCGCGTATAAATGAACTGGTTTGCAGCTGCCGCGCACTGGGTCGTAAATGCCTGATCTGCTGCGGTTGCTACCGATATCCCAAGCCATGTCTGAATGTCTGATGCGGTGATCCAAGTACATGTCTGCGTGTAGGTAATTGTGCCCACGAATGATTGGACGCGATCCACGTTTGTACCGGTGCAGGCGTAAAGCACCTGATTCGGATACGGATTTAGTTCGTTGAATTCCAAAAATCCTGTAGTCGAATTAACACCAATGAACTGGTATTCCGGCAACGCAATGATTTGGAATGTTCCACTGAACGGTGCTGCAACGCTCGCCACAGTTATGGATTGACCTACCTCAAATGGTGCAGGTTCGAGCGTTTGCAGTACCGCGTAGTTGTCTGTCAACTGTTTAGAGCTGACGTTGTAGATAGCCATGGCGGTTAGGCCGCCTTTCGACTAAGCGACGGTGATGGACTGGATGAACTGTGAACCAGCTGCGACTGTTGGGCCGTCCTGTGCGAACGTTGCAAAGTAGCCGTAGTAGCTGAATGTGCGAGCCAACAAGTCTGGAACTTCAACGGAGCGCATACCTTGCTGTGCTTCGTAGAATTC